ATGTTGTACCAAAAAAACTCCAGTCTTTTATGCACAGATTGCCTCCGGATTTTCTATGTTTGCAACGAGTAAGATTGGGCGTACATTTTTAGGACTGGAATAATCTTCCAATGATAAATTTAAATACTATTTAAGATATTAAATACTATTTATTCGATGGTTTAAATCTAGTTCAAAAAATATGGATAGAGATGACCCGTCACGATTCTTCTGAATCGGTAGAAATTCCAGATAGTGAAACAGTGCCATTTACTCAGATTCAACATCGTAGGGCATGTTGTGATTGTTCCCAAAGCAATGAAATTATTCTACAGCATTTCATAAAACATAAGAGACTGTATCACAGGGCTCTTAATGTTTGTGGTATTACAACTCTTGTATTGATTTTAATAGGATGCGCCGTTGTATTCATTTACATTGTCGTCTATTCCTATCTAAAACGAGAATCAGACCTGAGCCACGCTATCTAATGCCATGGCCTCCCTAACCTGTTCAACTGTAGGGTTGGTGTTCACACCATACTTATTTTTGATTGCACTGGCAACACGCATCTTGGCCTGTCCAAGATTGACAAGTGACCACTTCGGATATTCCTTCTTTAGAATCTCAAATACACGGTCTGTCAATGCCTTCCAGATATCGGCTGAAATCGCAGCATCAACACTCCACAGTTCGCCTTCAATCAATTCAAAAAACTCGGCAACGCTCTCCTTGCTGACCTTAAAGAAATCCTTTGCGGGATGAACACGGCTCGTATACTTTTCAAGTAACTTATGAAGAACCTTCTCTTTTTCATTCGCTCCAATCACCCTCTTGGCAAATGCCACTTCAAACGGAATCGGAACGGGACCATTTGAGAGTTCCTCGGCCTTTTCCGCAGGGTTCATATTGGTGAAACCAACTTTCACCATACCATCAAAAAGAGGATTTATCATACAGTAGAGGTATCCAGGTTCAGCAGACATTGTTCTCTTCTTAAGAGGAGTTTAAATTTGTAGAGAGTTATTCCGCGCACGCCTGCTCATCCAACTCCTTAAGGAGTGCATCAATCTCCTGAATACTCTCGATTCTATAGTATTTTCCGTAAAGCCACTCAAAGAGATAGGAGTCCTTCTGCTGAATACCAACCGTAGAAAGGTACTCAAAGTAATCGCTAATAGCATCTGTAATTTCAGAATAGACTTCATGTAAATCGGTATAGGATTCAAAGGGTACTCCATTCTCTGACTGAAGGATATCAGAGTAAAGACTTGATGCCCTCTCCATTGAATCCTCAATAAAGGCAATTTGCTGATTCATTTGTTCGTAATTAGGTTGTGCCATGGTAGAGTTATAGTTTAAATTCACTACATATAATTTCAAATTTTTTTGTTTTCTCAAGTAAAAAAATTTGAAAATAGATTTTCCCTATTATTTATGTAACAAAATGATTCTCCTACTCGTTGAGCTATTTTTCAGAACTGCGGTATTTACCATTACGGCGATTATGAGTGTTCTCATATGTATACTGACCGGTAGATGTATCACAGATGGATATAATGATACACACCGCCGCCGTGTGTCATTCTAAAAACTACATAAAGCATAAGTTAATTCTTAGAGATTTTTTCGTTTTCTTTTGGAAGACATGATGAGCCCAATTAAATCAATTTTTTGTGCGTTTAATAGGCGAACTTAAGCGCACGGCCTTCTAAACTGCGTTTAGTAGGCGAACATCAGCGCAGCACGACCACCATAGATACGAAAGATATTATACGTCTCCGCCCAAATATAAATCCAGAATCTCTCTACACCCGTACCCGTTATGCAGCCACGACCAGGGGCCATTGTCAATTCAAGGTCAATTCGTCGAATCTTGTCAAGATTAGCCTCACCAGATGGTTGACTCGGTGCCATAAATCCATTCATAACACCAAATGGTAAATTGTAGTAATATCGATTAAGCCAAGGTGATTTTCTCTGATTGATGCTCGGCAGAATCGTACGAAACAGTGAGGAGACCTCTGTACCATATCGTACAAGTCGACCTTCATAGATAAATGCAATATCACTAATCGGATCTGAATCGCGAGTACTAAACCCAGGTGCATAGTCGCCTGTAAAATATGCGGCATTCAGACCACTTGCATCAGGCCACCAAGGTGCAACAGTACAATCAGCACCACTTAGATCGCGCGTTGCCAAGAAGGGTGCATTATAACTAGGTGCATCATACCGCCCTGCATAGAAGAAAAGATCACGCGTAGGGTTGGGAATACGAAGAGGAACGGAGATTTTAGGAAAGTTCTGTGTATCATACGGTTCAATCTTGTAGTGCTGCGGAATGGGCAATAAAATGTCAGCAAGACGGAAGCGGTTCGCTTCGGCCTTGTCGAGATAGATGTATTCTGCCATTAAATATGTATCTCCAAATGATTGTATGAGGGGCATCGTGATTCCAGGTAGAATCGACGCCGCTTGTCCACGATACGTAAATGTACCTGCAGGATTTGCCACATAGAACGGTGAGCCCAGAATGGGCGGATAGACTTTGCCCAGTTGAAGTGCAATTGTCGGATCCGTTATCACATCACTTACATAAGTATCCGCAATAGGCGCAAAGTTAATCGTGAGCCGCACAGAATCTGTACTGATTGCGTCAATCGGCAAGAAGGCTCCAGCATCCCCTCGGCTGAACCAGAAGGGCAGCGGCACGGCCACTTGTGCAGGGCGCTTCCTTGGATCCCAACCAATTGTTCTCTTTGTAAAGCCATTATCATACCGTTCTATGAGTCGATTAACCGATGTAACCTTTTCCAGAGGTGTGCGAAACTCATCTAGAACTTCAAGTAACTGTGAATCCAACACTTCTGTGCGACTTCCTCCAATATCAATCTGTGCACTGCTGACAAGCACATGGCCAAGAGAATTTGTCCAACCGAAGGTCGGTCCTAGTAAAGTCTGTCCAGCGGCAGTCGCGGCTGCCTGAGCGGCGAGTTGCGCACCTACAATATCGGGCAGATTCACAATGAGATAGATACGACTAATCAAATGCCCCTGTCGCGGCAATGTGATCGTCGCCGACTTTCCAAAATCCGGAATTTGGTCGAAATCAATTCGCGACCACTGCGTTGTAAATCTGCCCGCCTTGATAAAAACCTTCTTAAAAAAATCGATTTTTGGCTGACCCTTTGGAGCCAGGAGTCGCACATCTTGAATTCCAGATTGGAGAATTTTGAGGAGTGACGCGACCATCTATCTATGAGCCCGTTAGATAGAATAGAAGACAAACCGCAGGCCATACTCCTTCATGCACTTCTTCAAGAAGACCTCGCACGACTGACACGGTTGGGAGAAGCGACTCTGTGGTGTGCGACCCATGCGAAATACATACATGTCCGCTCCGCGAAGCAAATCAGTATTACCAATCTTTTTGACGACTGCACGCTCAGCATGAATACTCCAATCTGAATATCCACAACCCATATGACGAGCACCGAACTGATTACAAGCCTCTGCAAGAATCTTACCACGCTTTACGATAAAGGCGACATGAATATGCGCCCAGCCTGAGTTTGTAAGAGAGTTGTTCTCAAACTTTGCACCTTCATTTTCAAAGAGAGTCTTTGCAAAGGTATGTGCACATTTTGGCTCCTTGTCAACCCGATTTGGATACTTGTTGAAGCGACGAGGAGTGGCCATTGTGTGATACAAACTATTGGGCCACTATACAAGTTCAAATTTTTCCTATTTAACTATCAAACATCTGGTTGCCGATGCCGTTCTCGAAACGGAGCCAGCGTAGACCAAGAACATAGACCACCACTTCCCATTCTTGATTATAGAGTCCACCAGGTGGGCTCACGGTGAGCGTCAAGCGCACACTCTGTGCTCGCGATGCATTCAGAGTTCCAGTCGGCTGGTGATCCGACGGTTTTCTCGCAATAGGATATCCATAGATATAGGAAGCATACGAAGTAATACCTCCAAGATGATGTCGGCTCAGAAGTTGACGGAAATACTCCTCCTCTGCGCGAATCAGTTCAATTCCATTGACTTGTATGACCGCAGAGACTACAAACGGCTTCGGTGGATTGAATATGGGGTCGTATTCAGCGCTGATGACAGATGTATAATTCGTCCATTCATTATTTTCAATGATGGCCGCCTTACGCCGAACAAACCAGATAATCTCCTCCATAGGATGATTCGCCTCTAGGGGCAATTGTACAGTAATTGTATCACCAACCGATTTATTCACTAGATATTTCATAGGCTCGGAAAAAGTGAATGTCTGGACTCCACGATAGAGCATTTCAAAGGGTGTATAGAGCATACGTTCGCGTATGAGACCGGTTATATACGCTCCATAGGTGACTAATTTGAAATCTTCAAAGGCGGGTGCATCGGCTGCGGCCGTGATTTGAATGGTGGGTCGGAAGGGGAATCCATTATCAATAAAACTGAAGGTCTGACCAAGTGGTGTGCTTGTACAGGAAGAGCGGAGGCCGTTGGCAACTCGTACACAATCTACAAACGGCCGTAGAGTGATATGGATTCGAACTGTTCCTTCACGGCACGCAATGAGTGGAAAGGCCTCCTTGAGTTTCGCACGGCTGAAGAAGAAATTCAAAGGTATCATGAGTTTCCCTCCTTCAGTAGGAAAGACACGATTCGGATTCCATGATTTCAAGCGAGCGAGATTTGAGAATCCAGTGCCGTCTACATTGATTCCAACCTGTGCATTCGTATCGGCCATTACACGGCCGGCTGTAAAGGTAAAATCACCGTTAATAGTTTCAATGATCTGGTCTTCAATTTCAAGTTCCGCCTTCTCAACTAAAACAGTACCAATGGAGTTCGCATAGAACCAGGCGCCACTCGGATCCACATATTGGTAGCGTCCAGACAGGATACGGAGAACTGTAGTGGGGTCAAACCAGTGGCCGAGTTTCACTTGTAGAAAGACGCCAAAGAGGAGGTCGCCACACGCAATGGAGCCCACATCAAAGGAGAAGCGTTGACCAAAGGCGGCGGGACCACGGAAGGCAAAGGTCTGGACAGCAGGAACAAAGGGGCGATTGCGTCGCTCCTGGTCACGTGCAAACCATGTTGTCTCAGAGTTGAGCGGCGTAAAATAATCGTCTTGACTATCACGGGTAGCCAAATCGATTAGGGTTGTTATATCGCCGCGAGGCCTAGACGCCATTCTATTAAGAGACTCGTTTGAAGTGTTTATACTATGTAAATTAACTATTAATACCATATTTAACAGAATTACCAGCACCACCTGAACCTCCAGGAGATGCATTTCCACCATCCACCGTGGTAGTTGGTATATTTCCAGTACTTGAAGGTTGTATCACTACAACAATACCTCCACCTGAAGCTCCTCCACCCTGATCTCCTCCATTACTCGCTCCATCTACTCCATTTGCTCTTAGTCTACCAGTAGTTCCTAGATTTCCTTCGCAAATAACAATAAGAACTCCGCCAGTTCCTGTATTTCCAGAAGAACTAGAGCCATCTCCACCAGGATTACCTGTTCCACCAACAGTACCACCATCTTCACCTGCGGGCGCTCCATCACCTCCTTTTGCTCCAAAGCCAGAACCAGCCGTTGCACCTTCTAGTTCTCTAGATGAACCACCTCCAGCACCACCTGAAAAAGCACTTCCGTTACCTCCTCCACCACTATAAATATCTGCTCCACCAACTTGATTTCCACTACCGCCTCCACCTGTAGATATAGTGCTACCATCTCCACCAATAGTACCAGCAGAACCTGAATTTCCGCTTCCATTAGTGACCCCAGCCCCTCCAGAACCACCTAGATATTGAATTTGTGGACTTATTTGACTACTAGAAGAACCATTATAATAATATACATTACTTGCAACCGGTACAGGATCAAATCCAATATCGGCGCCTTGAGCACTTGAATTGCCTCCACATGCAGTCATCGAAATAAGAGAACTGTTATTTGCAAAAGTTAAATTACCAGTAACATAGACTACCATAAAGAGTCTTCGTTTAGCATCGGGATCAGGTTGTGTAGGATTAATAGGTTTTGTATAACTTGGATTTACAGTTGGAACAAGAGTTACGTTTGCTCCAATTGTTAAATTTCCCTTTACTACAATAAATGTACTTTTATCATTTGTGTTACTGAACAGAGTGGCTACAGTTGCTTGATCTAATAATGTCGTTGGAAGTACATTAAATTCATAGTTTCCAAATGGAATATCATTTAATGTAAGTGCTCCTCCTGTCTTTATTGTATGACCCCTATAATCAATTCCTGGATTTTCTACTGTGGTTAGCGTACATGTTCTAAGCAACTTGGCAAAATCGTAGATGTTAGCAGCACCTGCATCACCTCCTAGAAAGGTTATAGGCGGAATACAGATATAGAGAGGAGAATCAAATGGGTCCACGTTTCCGTCATCAAGAAAGGCACGCGCTCTTCCACTATTTATACTACCGTTCACAAAATTATTGTTTTGACCAGGTGTAGAAACCCAGCTAAACGTAAATGACATCTCTACCTAATAGGAAAGATTCGTTTTTTACTGGCAAACCGTACATATCCCCAATAAATAAGCGCGAGTGGAACAACACACAGTACCACATATAAAAGTCCAATCAGAATCTTTAAGAAGACTTTAGCCCAAGGTGATATCCAAG